AATATTATAGCGGATGGCCGCCACGTGTTGCAAATCCGTTAATGAGACTTCTACTATATATTGTCCACCGTTCCACCGATTCATATAGAGTTTTAGAGAGAGCTCAATCGGGGGACACTATCATATTTACCAAAATGCCACGGGCAGGTCGTTTTAGTATAAATGCCAGGAATTATTTCCTCACATATCCCCAGTGTTCGCTCACAAAAGAAGAAGCCCTTTCCCAATTGCAAAACCTAGAAACCCCAACTTCTAAGAAATTCATTCGTGTTTCAAGAGAACTACACGAAGATGGGCAACCTCATCTCCACGTTCTCATCCAGTTCGAAGGAAAGTACCAGTGCACCAATCAACGATTCTTCGACTTGGTATCCCCAACCAGGTCAGCACATTTCCATCCGAACATACAGAGAGCTAAATCGTCTTCAGACGTCAAGACCTATGTGGAAAAAGACGGAGACTTCATTGATTTTGGAATTTTCCAGATCGATGGACGATCAGCTAGAGGAGGTTGCCAGACTGCCAATGATTCATATGCCAAAGCCCTCAATTCAGGCACGGTCTCCGAGGCCCTCAATATATTGAGAGAAGAACAACCGAAGGACTTTGTCCTTCAAAATCATAACATTCGTTCGAATCTTGAACGAATATTCGCAAATGCTCCGGAACCATGGGCTCCTCCGTTTCCACTCTCCTCTTTCACTAACGTTCCGGACGAGATGCTAAGGTGGGCTGATGACTATTTTGGAAGGAGTGCCGCTGCGCGCCGGGAAAGACCTATTAGTATTATCATTGAAGGTGACTCTCGAACGGGGAAGACGATGTGGGCTCGGGTCTTAGGCCCACATAATTACTTGAGCGGTCATCTTGATTTCAATTCTAGGGTCTATTCGAATGAAGTGGAATATAACGTCATTGATGACGTCGCACCGCAGTATCTAAAGCTAAAGCACTGGAAAGAACTCATTGGGGCCCAAAAAGATTGGCAATCAAATTGCAAGTACGGAAAGCCTGTTCAAATTAAAGGAGGGATCCCATCAATCGTGCTCTGCAATCCTGGCGAGGGTTCCAGCTATAAAGCTTTCCTCGAGAAAGAAGATAATGCGTCTCTCAAAAACTGGACTCTAAAGAATGCTGTCTTCATCACCCTCACAGCCCCCCTCTATCAAGAAAGCACACAGGCAAGCTAAGAGGAGGGCCATCAGAAGGAGACGCATTGATTTAGACTGCGGTTGCTCCATATACTTCCACATAGACTGCGCAGGACATGGATTCACGCACAGGGGAGCTCATCACTGCACGTCAGGCAGAGAATGGCGTGTTTATCTGGGAGATAGAAAATCCCCTATATTTCAAGATAAACCGAGTAGAACACATATCATACACCAGAACCAGGGTGTACCACCTCCAAATCAGATTCAACCACAACCTCAGGAGAGCGTTGGATCTCCACAAAGCCTACCTGAACTTCCAAGTCTGGACGACATCGATGACAGCTTCTGGGTCGAATTATTTAGCTAGATTTAGACATTTAGTCCTTATGTACTTAGATCAGTTAGGTGTTATTTCAATTAACAATGTAATTAGAGCTGTTCGTTTTGCAACAGATCGATCATATGTAAATCATGTACTGGAAAATCATTCAATAAAATTAAAATTTTATTAATTTAAGATCGAATCATAAAAATAGATCCGAATCTTAAGCGTTGCATATACAGGGTTTGAGGCATGAGTACATGCCATGTACAATAATAGTGCGTTCTCCGTATGGTTCTCATATTTGCCAGCTTCTTGGTGGTTGTAGACCACGTGATTGTTGACCTTCCAAAACCGCCTCACAATAGCCTGCTCGTTGCTTGCATACTGACCACCTGTGACCTTGCCGTAGAACCTATGCATGACCTGATAACGATCACGAAGATCGTTCTTAACAGTAGCAGTGCTAGGCTCATTGTCGAACATGTTGAACACTTGTCCGAAATCCATAGGCGTTCCATACGGTCTTCGGTCTCTGACCAGCCAGAACATGACGCTGTTAGTGTGGTTCTTGAGCTTGATGTTCTCGTCCATCCATATCTTCCCTAATATGTAAACGGACTTAACACAAAACCGCTTACCGACACGGTGGGTAATACCGTTACCACGTGTAACGTCAGATATACACATTACCTTACCAGTGTGTAAGATGTCATGTCGCTGCTCGAATGACTGGACCTTACAAGGCCCTTCACAACCTCTTGGAACATCAGGCGTCCTCAACGTCCGATAGATCCTGGGCTTCCGATACATGGGCCTGTTAACCCATTCAGCGGCCTTGTTTATTCTTGGCCCAATTCCTGCACGAGGAGAATAATTAGCGTTGCGGCTAACCTTTGAGGTTCCCGCCATTGAACGCCATGGAGCGTCGCGCTTAGGCATTTTGAGTTAAAGATAGTGGGCCAAGAGGCTTTAATTTATACACAAAGAGCAACTTAGCGCCAAAGTATTTCCACTTATCTAAGATTGTCAGACAGATTATGATTGGGCCAAAGTAAAGCCCAATACAAGTAAAGCCCATAAAAGAAAAAAAGCGCGGCCATCCGGT